GGGGCTGCTCGCATAATGACTGGAAATGGCACCCATAGTCTTCGCTGTGTAGTTGAGGTTGCAATGGGAGGATACATCGTTCCTCCACCGCCGCTGGCGACGCCTTGTTGGTGATACCTCTGACACAACGCCAGCCCCTGCCCGTAGCTCCTGCGCTCAAACGGGGTAGCCACGCTTCCGCGTTCCAGTTGCACATCACCGATCGTCCAGGTGCCCGAAGTTTGCGAGCCAACCGTGAAGCGAATCTCGATGCCGGTTGTTGCTGCCGCTGGAATGCTGATCTGTGTTGAGTAGCGCGTCACGGTGCTGTTGACCGTGAAGGTGCCAGTGGCGATCTGCGTGCGCGTCGGAACGGCCAATGTGCCAAACGTGTCAGCGGTATTGGCGTAGAACGCTGTCCAGGTCACCGTGGTGAGCAGGCTGTTTGCCAGGTCAACACTGAGCGTTGCTGTGGTGTTGGCAAGGTCAGCGCTGTTGAGCTGCTCGATGCGCTGCGCAAAACCGATAGCCGTGACCGAGGCCGCACCCGTAAAGCGATAACGGAACTGACCAGCTGTCGCGCCAGCCACCTGCTGCCCCGTTACGTTGGCGCCGGTTGAATAGCCGTACCAGCGGTCAACGCTGTAGGCCAAGGCCGCGCCAGCGGTAAAGGTCTGAACAGCGCCGGAATTGCGCTGATCCACTGCCATCGCACCGTTGATGATGCGGTTGCGGGTGCCTGCTAAAGGACCGCCGTTGACACTTGCCAGCGTGGCCGCAGTACCACCGCCACCGGATGCTTGCAGGTTAGATGCGATGAGTGTGCTCATGTTTGCTTACCAAGTGCTGATGAGAGCGCGGCGCCAAGTGTTTGTGGCGGTGCAGATGTAGATGTAGGAGGCGTCATAGGCCACCTGCCCAGCTCGCCCCGTGGACGTTGCTGTAGCCGGGGCAGAGGAGGAGGCACGCTCAGCCCAGCTCAGCGCACCAGCGCCATTGGTTTGCAGGATCTGGTCGCTGCTGCCGTTGCCGGTGGGCAGCACCAGCGTGTTGGATCCCGCGACCGCTGGTGCGTCGATCTCGGTGTAGCCGCTGGTTGCGCCTTGAAGTCTGATGGTCATGGCGTCACTCGTACATGATGTTGATGCTGCCGGCGTCGAAGGTGTCGGTGCCGTTCACAGTGGTGACGCGAACGCGATCCAATGTGCCAGAGAGGTCTTTTCTTCCGGTAATCCATGACACGGCGGGCTCTGAACTGCCGATCATGCAACTGCCCACCCAGACTCCGGTCCCCACAAATGTGAACACCGCATGGCCGCTGCTGGTCGAGGCAGCGGTTGCGCTGTTCACTGCCCAGCCTGCCGTAGAAGAAGCTGCGATGACAGCGGACGCGCCAATACGCGTGTTGGCCGTGGTGTAGCCGGTTGTTTGAACGCCTCCACTGGTGCCGAGCTGGAAAAGAAGAGATGAGGTGCCGCTAGTGCTCACACCGTTAAGCATCACGGTGATGCGCTTCGCCCAGCTAGGAATACCCGTAAAGTCCACCACCGTGCCGCTAGTGCTTGCCTTGGCTGTGTCGAGCGTCAGATCTTCCGACCGCTTCGCCTGCGTCACCGCACCATCGGCCAAGTCAGCCGTCGCCACCGACAGGTCGGGCAGCCCGCCTGCGCTCAGCCCTGTGATGCTTCCTGTTCCGTCGATCGTGATGGGCATGATCCTTTCGGGTTAGACGATCACCCAGCTGGCGCCGCTGGGCACGGTAACGGTGACGCCTGCGTTGACTGTAACGGGGCCGGCGCTCACCGCATTCTTGTTGGTGGTGAGCGTGTAGTTAGTGGTCACCGTCTGGCTGTTTTCGATGAACACCGTATCGGCACCGCCACCTGTTGCACCGCCGCCAACGCTCGACCATGCGGTGCCGTTGTAACCCTCGAACTGACTGAGCGTGCTGTTGAACCGGATCATGCCCGAGGTGGGTGATCCAGGCCGTTGCGCCGTGGTGCCCACCGGCAGGTCGAGGTAGCCGGTGCCGGTCAGCAGCACATCACCGCCGAATGTGGCCGTGCCCGTGAAGGTGGGGCTGGCAGCAGGCGCTAGGCCGAGGTTGGCGCTGGCCAGCGTGCCGATAGTGATCCATGCGCTGTTCGCTGCATTGCGCAGCTTGAGCAGGCCGGTGGTTGTATCCGCCCACCACTGATAGGCGTAGGTGGTGCTGGGTTCAGATGCGCCGCTGTTCTGGCTGACGATCGCGGCCAGGCTGTTGTTCAGGTCTGCCCGGAAGGCGAGGCCTGACTGGTTGGCGATCACATAGTCGTGCTGTGCCATGCCTTAGATCTCCCTCCCGAAGCCGATCGCGGTGTAGGTGAACTGGCGGCTCACGGCTGTGGCGGCTGCATCCCTGAATGTTACTTGGAAACCGATCCGTGTCACCGCTGCGATCGTGAAGTAGTCACCCGTTTCCATGTTGTACGCCGTGACGCCGACGCTGGGGATCGCAAAGAAAGGATTTGCGAAGGTCGCCGTATAAGTTCCCGCACCGCTGGTGAGGACCGCTGACTGCTCCACCCGCTGCTGCAGCTCCAGCTCGGCACCCAGCTCCTCGATAACGATGTTCTGGGTTGGGTCGGTGCTGGTGGCGATGGTCTTGAACTGGAAGCCACGGCCGCGAACGATCGCGTTGCTGAACTCCCGCCACTCGCCCCAGACCGGCGTGCCGCTTGGATCGTCTTGAGTGGCGCGCACATAGGTGAGCGCGTTCACCCGGTCGCCGCCAGTGCCGTCGATCAAATCCCAGGTGTCGATCAGGTCGGTCTTGTCATCCCAGAAATCGCCGGGGATGTAGGGGAAGGTGACCAGCCGCCTGCGGATGTTGCAGTCGAACACGCCGGGGAAGCTGTAGGTGCTGCCGAACTCATACTCGCCGGTGCTGAGCACGCCGCCCACGCTGTCGATCGAGGCCAGCCCGTCCCAGTTGTTGTCGGTGGCCATGGCGTCAACATCCAAGCCGGCGCTCAGCAGGATGCCGCTGGCGCCGCCCAGCTCCGGCACACCTGAGGCGTAGAACATGTCGGTGTAGTTGCCGTTGAAGGGCGGACTCTCCAGATCCTCGGCGTAGGTCTGCACCAGCAGCCGCGGCTGTGGTGTAGGCAGGTCCACCACGATCGCCGTAGCAACCAAGCTGCGGCGGCCGCCGTCATCCTCAAACTTCACCAGATAGGTGCCCTCCAGCAGCGGCACCTGCTTCTGGGTTTGGCTGCCGGCTGCAGCGGCGACGATCTCTTGGCTCTCCTCCCACAGCGCGCCGACCATGGCGACGTTGTGGCGGATCAGCACCTTGCCGCCGAGCAGCACGTCCAGCTCGGGGGTGCGGGTCCAGCTGAGGATGGCGCTGGCCTCGTCGATCGGGATGAGCGACAGCCCGGTGACCGATTCAGGTGGCGCGGTCTTGCCCAGCGCGTTGATTGTCAGGCTGGCCGGCTGCACCGACTGCACCAGGCCAGGGCTGAGGCTGTAGACCTCAACCTCATAAACGCCGGCCGAGGTGTCGAGGATTTCGTAATCGAGCCGGGTCTGGGTGTTGCTGGTCCAGTTGCCGTTCAATGGCCGCCACCGAATGCGGTACTGGGTGACGCCTGAGGCTGCCTGCCAGCTAAGCACCAGCTTGGACAGCGCGCGGCCGCTGTTTTCATAGAGCGCCTCCACTGCCTGCAGGTTGCCCGGCGGCAGGGGGATGACGTTCAGGTCGGTGATGTCCCGCTGCTGCAGCTGCAGCTCCCGCTCGATGTAGTCGTACTTGCTGGCGTTGTAGGCCAGCGCCGTGATGGCGTATTGCGCGGACTCCTGCTCCTGCACCGACAGCACCCGCCAAGTCGAGGCTTGCACCGTCGAGACCTGATAGATCCAGATGCTGTTCGGGTTGGGCGCGGTGGTGAATGCTGTTGCCACCGTGACCACGTTGCCGCTGATGGTGTTGACTGCGCGGCTTTCAACGACGCCTGTCGGCAGGATGACCGACAGCGTGGCAGCAGTGCCAACCGTCAAGCCAGTGGCATCATCTACCGTCACCGTCGTGGTGGTGGCTGATACAAGACGCCCGCCACGGCGTGAGCCAGCACGCAATGGATCGCTGATTTCGATGATCTGTCCAGGTCGCACCAGCACGCCGGCGTCGATCGACGCGGTGAAGCTGACCACCTCGTTTTCATACCACTCCGAATAGAGCAGCCATTCGCCCAGTCGGTGCGCCTGCCCGCGGCTGGTGCAGGCAAAAGCGGAGATCTCGCGAGTGATCACGCCGTACTTGCTGATCGCCGCCTGGTCCTCGACCACCTCATAGTCGATGTCGCGGGATGCAAGGTTCAGCCAGCTCACCACCGCAACGGTCGGACGTGTCTTTAGGCTGCCGCCTTGATAGGCGAACCCTTCCTCGCTGACGTTGGCGTAAGTGAACAGATAGGCCGGGTCGCTGGGCTTGTCCTGGCTGACGGTGAGCGCGCCGGTGCTCCAGTAGGGCATCGCCCGGAACACCGACGACATGTCGTTGATGAGCTTGTAGGCCTCCTCTGCCGTCTGGATGTTGACGTTGCAGCTGAAGCGTGGCTCCTGCCCGCCGAAACCGTCAGGCACCAGCGCTGAGGCGTACTGGCTGGCGGCATAAAACGCCCACTTGTCGAGCTGACTGGCGCTGATGTGATCGCCAAAGCCGTAGCGCGTTGAGGTGAGCAGGTCCCAAAGGATCCACGCCGGGTCAGTGGTCCACTGCGCAGCGCCGAACGTGCCGCCCCACACGCCGCTGTAGATCAACCGCCCGGTGGTGCTGTCCACTGTAGCGTTGTTGGGGATCGCCACCTTGATGCCGCGGATCAGGTAGCTGCGGCTTGGAATGCTGGAGAACTGCTCAGAGTTGACGCGCAGCGCCACCAGCGCGCTGTTGGGGTAGCGCAGCTTGGCGTAGGTGATCTCGGTATAAGAGGACCAGCTGAAGGCGTTCTGGATCTTGGCGCTGCCGCTGTCGGCGGTCGTGCGGGAAACGCGCACATCGACAGGGAACGCGCCGCTGATGTTGATCACATAGTCGCGCTGGAACTGATCACCGCTGCGTCCTGACACGGTGTCGATCACGGCTGCGACGTAGCCGCCGCCGTTGTACTGCACGTCGATCTGCAGCCCGAAGCTGCTGCCAACGATGTCGCCGTTGTCGGCAAACTGCTGCAGCGCTGGCACCGTGATGGTGACGCGCACCGCGTTGACCGTGCTGCTAGTGATGCTGCGCACGATGGGCACGCCGGCCTGCACCTGCACGCTCACCGGCTTCTCGTTTTCTACGTCAGCCGTGATCGGGATGTAGCTCTGGTTCTGTGTGCCGTTGCGCGTGTCAACGGTGACGCCTTGGAAGTTGTAGGAGCCGTCAGCGTTCTGCAGCGGCGTGTTGTTGACATAGATGGACTTGGCGCCATCCTTCAGCCCTTGGATTTCGCCTTCGCTGATCAGGTCGATGAGCGTGGCGAACTGCGAGGAGTTGAGGTTGTCGCCTGCTTCGGTCGGGGTGTAGGTGGTGCCGCCGCCTCCCTTGCTGCTGCTGCCGCCGCCACCTGCGCCAGCGATGCCAAGGCCGAGGCCTGCATTGTGAACGCGGATCCCGCCAGCGATGAAGGTGTGGTGACCTTCAACGGTGAGGTTGTAGACAGTGCCGACGCATAGGTCAGCTTTGCCCACGATCGGCCGCAGGTGGCCGTTCTCATCCACCAGGCAGTCGTCAGCGCCGAGCGTGTCGATCTCAACGAAGGCGTTGAACTGGTTCAAAACCCAGTGGTTGGGCGTGGCATCAAGTGCAGTGCCGCCCCATAGGCGGTAGCGGATGACGCGCTCGCTTTCGTGGACGTGAACCTTGAGAACCTTCGCCTGGTGGATCGCGCCCCGATCGTCAAAGCTGAGCACCAGATCACCGGGCTGCAGCGTCTCGATCGCGCGCTCGCCGTCGGGCGTGCGGATCAGGGTGTGGCCAAGGAAACACCCGCCACCGCCACCACCAGCGCCGACAATTCTGCTCATGTCTGCACCGTGTCGATGCCGGCTGAAATCACAACCGAGCCGACGATCGTCTCGCCATAAACGATCGGCACGGGCACGCCCGCGCGGCTGGTCTGCTGGATGCCGCTGAAGCTGTAGGACTTGCGGGGGTCTTGGTCGGTGTTGTTGGCCACGCCTTGAGCTGTTCTTGGCACCGGAGTGAGCAGCTGCGCCACGCCGCCGAGCACCAAGCTGGCGCCGACACCGAAGGCGATCGAGCTGATCGCAATGCCGGCGATTGCACCAAGGCCAGGAATGAAGCTAAGCGCAATCAACGCCACACCAGCAAGGATCCGCCCGACCGCACCGGCACCAGCCAGCACGGGGATGATCTTGATCTCCTGCTGTCCTGCTGGGTCGTGCAGCTCCTCCGCCGACAGGTCATAACCGCCCACGCTGACGCGGTAGTGCTGGTCGGCCATGTGCCGCTCCAGCTGCGGGAAGTTAACGAGCAGAAACCGCACCGCCTCAGCTGCGCTCGACACCTCGACCTGAAACTTCCGCCGCTTCAGGAACTTTGCCAGGCGGCCGTAAATGCGGATCGTTCGCAACATCAGCCCAGCGCGAGCCTCCCTGCATCGTAATGGCGAAGGCGCCGGCCCGTACATTTCATGAGCCAGCCGCCGTACAGGTCGCGGCTGCTGAGCCGCCCGCGGATGTGGTGCAGCACCAGCTGGTCACCGATGTAGACGCCGACGTGGTTCAGCCCCGGCCCGCTGATGCTCATCAGCAGCGCATCGCCCGGCACCAGCTGCTCCTCCTCATCCAGCTCGCGGAAGCCAGCCTCCTTCCAGTAGCGGTCAAACAGCGGATCCGCCTCAAACTCCTCAGGTGTCAGCGGCCGCTCCCAGTCCGGCAGCTGCAGGCCTTGCTCGGCGTACCAGTCGCGGGTGAGCGTCCAGCAGTCGCTCAGCCCCCAGACCCACTCGCGGCCGATCAGCGGCGCCTTGTAGCCCGATGGCAGCAGCTTCTTGCTCCATGCCTCGGTCTTGGGGTTGACGATGTACCAGGGCAGATCCGACCGCTCGATCGCCAGCAGGTCCGCCTGGCTGGGTTCTGGCGGTGTGACCGGGTGGCTGTGGAACACCGCGATGATCTCGCCAGCATCCTCCGCTGCGGCGTAGTCCATCGGGTCGAGGATGAACTGCTCAGTGCCGGCCGACAGGTTGCGACACGGCCAGTAGCGCCGCCGGCCTTTGATGATGACCACCAGCCCGCAAGCTTCGCGGGGGTCTTCCGCCTTGGCGTGGTCAAGTGCAGCAATGCGCCAAGTCATGCGAAGTAGGTTCCGATACCGGGGAAGGATCCAAACGGCAGCTCCGCGGTGGAGCCAAACCGCGCTTTGCAGCTGCTCAGCTTCTTGCCGCATACATCAGCGGCCAGACTGGTGGTGGGCTGGTCGTTCTCGTTGAAGTAGCTGCTGCCGATGTAGCCGCATTCTGGTGAGCGGTACTCCCATTGGCAGATGTTGCCGATGCACTGCCGCTTGGGTGCGCGCACGCCTGCTAGGTCAAATGCAGCAGCCAGCTCAAACTCCACCACGTCGCGGGTTTCAACCGTTTTGCGGTCAACGTAGTAGATCTCGCGCGGGAACTCGGCGGTCGGGTCCGGTGTGCCGTAGGGGTTGACGCCGCCTGGGAAGTTCACCGCGTCGAGGTAGCGCGCCAGGGTGCGAATGCGCGTGAACTTCGCGCCCTCCAGTCCTTCAGGCAGCGTCAGCAGCAGCGCGGTGATGGTGCTCAGCACGTTGCCGACGCGCACCTTTGGCCGCGGCAGCTGGCCGTTGCCGGTGTAATCGAAGCCCTCCGCCTCAACCGGAAACCGCAGGTAGTTGTTGCCGGCCCAGACCACCTCGCCGCTGGCGTTCAAGTTGACGCCGGCGTGGAAACGGTAGGTATCTGCGACGCCATGCTGCGTGGTGTTCAGCTCCAGCTCAAACAGCTCGATGATGGCGCTGGGCGCAACGGCCTGAAGATCAGAGACGGGGACAGCCATCAGACCTCAAACACCTCGCGGAAGGTGGCCTGGATCTGGTTGTTGTTGCAGTTGCTCAGCGTGGTCTGCCACTCCTCGCAGACGTACTTCCCAGCAGTGCCACGGGGCGGGGTCCAGTCGAAGGCTTCCACGCCAGCCCGCGCCTCAAGAAAGGCGAGGATGTTGTCGCGCTCGGTATCGTCGCGGTTGGCGAAGGTCAGCGTCCACTCCTTCGGGTCAGTGTTCAGGCCAAAGCGCACCCGCTGCTCATACGAGTCACCAGCTTGGAACTTTCGAACGCGAGGCTTGCTGCTCTCGGTGGCTTCAAAGCTCGGAACGTATGCAAAGGTACTCAAGACGCCCTCCCAGCAAACACCTGCTCAAATGGTAGGCCGCGCTGCAGGCGGGCGATGGCAGTTGTTTTAGGCACGCCAAAGTGTCTAGCCCACTCACTTGCGCACATGACCTCTCCTTGGTGAGCGATCAGCAGGCTGCGGCGTTTGTTCCTAGCTTGCTCTGCCCAGTCCTCGGACCACTTGCAATTTGCCGGCTCGTAGCCCTTGTTCACGTCGATTCTTTCAAGAGTGCCGTTTTGAGGCCTTGCGCCCATGTCGTCATAGAAATTGACGAACGATTCAAGCCAGCGCTTGCAGACGGCAATGCCCCTGCCTCCGTAATTGTCAAAGCTTTTGTTCTTGGGATTTGTACACCTATCAATCATGTGCATGTAGGCCACGTACTCTGGTTTCCTGGACATGCCATGCGTTGCCCGGAGTTGCGCGGTGCGCTCTTTTCTTAGGCACCCGCAACTTTTTGTGTCACCTGAGCGTAGACAGCGAGTTGTCGTCTGAGTGCTGCCACCGCAATCACACTGGCAATTCCAAACGGAGTTTTTCTGCTTGTTTTGACCGAAATAAGAAACGACAACCAGTCGCTCAAATCGCTGTCCTGTCAAATCTGCGCCTTTTGGCATGGAGCAAGGATGGTGCTGCATCAATTCTACCCTTACGCAGCCAGTAAGCCGCCTGGGCGGCGCTGTTTGACTAGCTCTGCCTGCACCGCCTGCGAGATGGCGCGGCCCAGCTGCTCGCCTTGGCCGCTGTTGCCCTGCACGCTGGTGCCCTTGGCATCGACTGAGACGTTCACGGTGGTGGTGCCACCGCCGCCGCCCTGCATCGCCACCGGAATGCGCCGGCCATCGGGCAGGGGCACATAGGCCTCGGCCATTGAGCCCTCGCCGTAGAGCGCCAGCTGCGGGGTGCGGGCGATGCCGCCGTTGGCGTACTTCTTCAGTGGCACCGGACCCTCGTCGGTCATGATGCCGCCGCTGGCAAACGAGAAGCCAGGGAAGATGCCGCCCAGCGCCTTCACGATCGGCTGAATGATCGCCGCCCGCAACGCGATGCGTGCCAAGTCGGTGAGGATAGACCGCGCCAGATCCTTGAAGTTGGCTTTGCCGGTGGTGACAAACTCCGTCAGCCGATCCTCCAGCCCTTGCAGGCCGCTAACCACTGCCTCGCCAATGGCGCCGCCTAAATCCTTCACGCTGTTGTAATAGTCCTGCAGGCGGTCGCGGATACCAGCGCCGATCGACTCGCTATCAGCCTTTTGCTTTGCAGTTGCCTCGTCCAGCGCCGCTGCACGCTCGCGCAGCAGCTTGATGTGCTCCGCCAGTGCCGGGTTGGTCTGGGCGAGGATGTCCAGCTGTAGCAGGTTGACCTCAGCGTTCAGCTTCTCCAGCTCGGTCAGCTCGGTCTTGCCGCGGGTCACCTCCGCGATCCTCGTGTCGTACTCCTCAAGACTGGGGAGCAGGTCCTTGAGCGATTGATCACGGACCGCTGCAGCTTGCTGGGTCTTTACGTCGCCAAGCTCTTTTATTTTTGCCCTTACGTTTTCTAGGCTAATTCCAAGCTTTGCCGATAGCTCGTCGGCTTTCTCGATCAACTTTGCTTGACTGCTTTCAATAGCGTTGAGATCTGCTTGAAACGCGTTGCCAACGGCATCCGTTGCACTGGCGCCAATGTCTTGCAGTCCTAGACGTGTTGCTTTGATCTCATCGTTGATGTCTCGATAGAAATCGTTGAGATCTTGCAGCGTGTTTTCCAGCTCAGTCGCTGCACGATTGCGCTCAGCCTCCGCACGCTTACGCTCAGCCTCCGCACGCCGCGATGCAGCAGCCGCACCTCTGTCTGCGTCACCACTGTCCAGCGCCATGTTGCGGCCACGCGTTCGGCGGCCGGTGCCGGGAGAGGGGGCAGACCCAAAGGCCAGTTTGTTGAGGTCGGCCAAAATCTTCTTCTGTTCTTCGATGCCGCTTGTCACCCGGCTGGTAATGACGTTCCACGCGCCGGCGAAGTCGCCCGAGAATGCGGCCTGCGCTGCTTGCACTGCTGCGACGATGTTCTTGATCAGCACATCCACCGCCTTCACCACGGTGTAGATCACAAGCGCCACGCCGCGAATGCCCACCTCAATGATCTTGAAGAGTGCCGTCCAGTCTTGCTCGGTGTCGAACAGGTCGCTGAACACCTCAAGGATCGACTGCAGCGCCGGCAGCAGCGCGTCGGTCAGCTCCAGCCCGAAGCCCTGCGTCTTGATGCCCAGCTCGGTGATCGTGTCATTGAACAGATCCGAGCGCGCCGCAAAGTCATCGCCCACCTTGTAGGTGAACTTCTCCATGCTGGCCGCGCCTTCATTCAGCAGCGGGATCAGGTCCGCGCCGGACTTGCCGAACAGCGCAACGGCCGCAGCCGCCTTCTGCGCACCGTCCGGCATGTCTGCAAAGCGATCAGCGATCTGCTTCAGCGCCTTGTCGGCTGGCACCACCTGACCGTTGGCGTCCTTCACATCGACGCCGAGCCGCTTGAAGTTGCTGGCCAGCGCATCGTTGCCCTCGGCTGCTTTGACCAGGTTCACGTTGAGCTTGTTGAGCCCCTTGCCCAGCGTGGCCATGTCCACGTCAGCCAGCTTGGCAGCGTTGCCGATGCCGATCAGCTGCTTGGCTGCGATGCCGGTCTTGGCCTGCAGGTTGAACAGTTCATCGCCTGCATCGACTGACTTCTTCACGATTGCTGTGAGGCCGCCCACGATGGCGCTGCCAGCGATCGCTGCGGCAAAGCCACCCACAGCGCCCTTGAGCTGCGTGAAGCCCATCGAGGCGTTCTTCACCTTGCCCTGCAGCCCCTGCATGGAGTTGCCGAGCCGGCGGATCGCCTCGTCGCCGGAGACCGTCGCCTTGATCTTGAGCAGCGCGTCGAGGTTCATCAGCTGCTCCGGCTGTTAATCGTGACCATCGCCGCTGCCTCCATCACCTGCAGGTCCTCCAGGAGCGCGCGTTGGTCTTCCACTTCGTACATCATAAAGAGCCAGGCCAGTGCTCCATAGTCGAGCCCCAGCACGCCGTTCATTGTTGTGCGCCACTGCGTCTGGGCTCGTAGGAACATCTCGACCACCGGCCAGTTCTCCTCCCACACCTCAAAGTCCGCCGAGGGTTGCTCCGGCAGCGCAAGGCCAAAGGCTG